ATAACCGGCGCTTGAAATTCCCATCGAACCGCGACTGGTTCAAATGCCGTGCCGCATTGACTGACAAATACCTGCAACGCTTTGACGCGGCAGGCTCCGTGTTTGTCGGGGAAAAAGAATCCCGATCTGTCATTAATCAGGATAACGCCGACCGACTGGCGCAGGGTCTTTTGTCGAACTGGCATTCCCAATATGATCTTCGCGCACACTTTGACCTGATCGACGGTTGTGCTTTCAAGTATTCGTTCGGTGTTGGCCGTATGAAAATGGTCCGCAGGCGAGTGCTTGGATATGACCAGCGCATAGGACCGAAGGACCAAGTTATCCCGATGCTGGTGCCGAGGAACCCGAGAAAGGTTTATCTCGACGACTCGCAACACGCAGTCATGCACGAGGGGTTTGCCCTTGGACCGAACATCATTCAGATTCACACTATGAAATTGGCTGATCTGGTAGTAGCGGCCAGTAAATCTACTGACAACACGTACATCAAATCACAGGTAAAATTACTGACTGCCGGTAAGGACGGAGACGTCCACTTGGTAGAACTTGAGGGCGATATGGTGGTTGACCTCGGTTCTGAAACAGTGATCGAAAGAGACGTAATCATTACCGCTGCAGTTTCGGAAAATAACAGTAAGTCTCAGTTTGCTTTGGTCAGGGTGCAGGAAAGCCAGAAATTAAGTTCCTACCTGATTCACCAGTACCATATGGAAGGTCCAGCCGCCTATGGAACCTCGCCGCTGATTAAGGGAATGCCGGTCGCCAAGATCGCAGCACAGGCGATGAACCGGGTCATGGAGTCCGGTCAGTTAAAAACCGCACCGCCAATAGGCTATCCGAAGGATGATGTGGAGTTCGCTGCTACTGGTGGACCAATCATCGAGCCTTACGCGCAATGGCAGACCATTGAGGAAGTAAAGGCTTATGTCGAACTCGGTGGTGATCCTGCGACCCTGTTCGCTATTTTCACCGGCATGGTCAATCTTTATTACGATGTGACCGGCGTTAATCAGCCCAGACTCGGCGCGCAAACAAAATCTCATACCACCGCATTCGCCAAGGACGTTGAACTCACTCAAGGGTCAGTAAGGACCGTCGATTACATTCGTTCCTCGCTTGAGGGGCCAATGACCCGTTTTCTCGAACTTGAATACCGCATGGGACTGCAGGACTTCAAAGGCTCGCACACAATCTACATCGAGGCGTGGAACGAGTTTGTCAATGTCAAACGTGACCATATGCCGGATATCGTCAAGTTCATCGCCATAGGTTCAGGCGCTCCGTCAGAAGATCAGGCGCGCAACGCAGAGAGATTGCAGTCCGCGCAACTCGCCATGCAGATTGAAGCATCTGGTATACAACTCGGAGTGATTGAAAGCCCAACGATCAATTACGATGCACTCATTAAGCAAACACTCAATGAAGGTGGATGGACCGATGTGTCTGCTATCACCACCGAGGAACAACAGCAGGCACCGCCAGAGGCTAATGGTGGTCAGCTACCGGGCGCTTTATCCACAGAGGTAGACACACTTGAGCTTTAATCCGGCGCAGAAAGCGTTTCTCCAAGGATTGAAGATGGACCCTATGTGGCACTCGGTATTGAGTGATATCGAACGGCAATGCCGGAAAAGGCCGCGCTATAAGCGTAATGATGCCGACGAGAGCAAGAAAGTGCATGAAATGATTTACGATTCTGGTATGGACCAGCAACTCGAAAATGTGTTAACTTTGCTAGGACATGAACGAACAAACCAAGCCGGGTGATTCCGATGTGGCTGGTCAACAGCCGCCCGAGAATGCCGAAACGGGAAAGTCCCTTGATGAATTACTCAATGAGTTTGACAAGGGGGCTAAAAGTGCTGACAGCACACCAACCGATCAAAGTGAAGTCGCCGCCTTAAAGGAACAGGTCAATGTTCTTTTGCAGCGCGAAGCCGATCGCAGCTATAAAAGTGAAATGAATGATTTCATCGTCCCGACCCTAAAGGGTGACCTTGAAATCGATAACTTTTATGTAGAGGCATGGGCAAACAAAAAGGCAAGCGAGGACCCGAGATTACAAACGCTCTGGGATGAGCGTGGCACAAGGAAAGCGGAGTTCCAACAGGCAATTACATTGTTAGCGCCTGAATTTCAGAAGTCATTGGAAGGTAAAATTGTTGTGAATAAGCCAGATGATGATTCCGGACAAAGCCAATTAGCAAGTGCTGTCAGACAGGCTCGTGAAAGCAACTCAACGCCGACCTCTTTAGACGATGCAAACCTTGGTGCCATGAGTGACCAAGAGTTCCAGCTACACAAGCAGGAAGTGTTTCGTCTGCAGATGGAAGGCAAACTGAAATGAGGGAACCCCAATGGCACTTACTATCTCCGCAACAGACACGGAACTACCAAAACCGTTAAACGCGGTATTCCAGCAAACCCTGCTCCGTAATGCGATGGTACGCGCACCGTATTACGTCGGTACTGTACCGGGCAGGCTCACGATGCAAAACGGTTCTAACGTCGCCTCGTGGCGCAGGATTGAAAACCTTGCTTCCGCGACTTCCGCACTCACTGAATTGACGACAACTGCTGCTTACGGTCAAGGCCGAAGTTCTGCGGCCCTGAGTGTATCTGCCATCACCGCAACGATGGCTAAGTACGGTAACTTCGTTATTCTGAACGAGGAAGCAGGCATTTATAACTTCCCCGGTCAGTTCGACAAGATTTTGCAGGTTATCGGCATTAACGCCGGTCAGTCGCTAAACCGACTGCAGCGCGATATCGGTGAGGACAACGCTACCTTGGTACGCAGTAATGGTGCTTCTGATGGCGCGGTTAACACAATCATCGACGTCGATGCACTGAATCTGGTGCTGAACACAATCGACAAAAACTCAGCGATGAGTTTTAACCCGATGACCACCGGTAATACATCGGTCGGTACTGTTCCCATCCTGCCGAGTTTCTGGGCGCTTTGTCACCCGGACGTAGCGCACGATATCGCCGGTCTTACCGGGTTCAAGTCGGTCGAGACCTACGCTGGTCAAACGGCGACGGTACTTGGCGAGTTCGGCCATTACGGTCGAGCGGGTAATTCCTGCCGCTTTATCTCGTCTGAGGACGCAGGCGTTGATGCAGGCTCCGGTGGAACTTCCGGTAGTGACGTCAACGAAACCTCTGGTAATGCCGACCTCTACACCACCCTGATATACGGACAGGACGCGATTGGTTCTGTTGGTCTGGGTGAGTCGTATACCGATGGCATCTACAGGGCTGGCGACACTTTAGGCCCGGTCGATGTGATTGTGCATCCGAGAGGGACAGGTGGACCGTCCGATCCGTACAACGAAATCGAGACGGTTGCTTGGAAGTCGTTCCATACCGGCGCGATACTCAATGCAAATTGGGTACGTGGAATCCGGTCTGCTGCCACTGACCTGAGTAACTAAATGTCTGACCTCGGTAGATTCGTCTCTGAGGACAACAGGAAACCCATAGAGCGCCTGAATCGTCGGGCGCTCTATGATGTGGCCGATGAATTTGGCCTCAACTATCCTGATGATTGTCCAAAGACAGCCCTTATTCCGATCATGGAAGGCGCTGGTATCGACGTTACTCAATCTACTATTATCAACTGGCAGACTTTCAGCACCAAGGATCAGTCGGGTAGGGTGTTCGAGGAAACCTACCCGGTGCGCCCGGAGCATCATTCATCCGGTAAAAATATCAACTACGATCAACTGATGCGTGAACGCGCAAAGGAAAAGGAAAAGGACGACAACACCATTTCCGACCTTACCAAGCGCCTTGATGAAATCGAGAAAAATCACGGTCCTGCCTTTCCGATTCACAAACTTTTGCCGTGGCAACTGCAACATCTGGCGAAGGACGCTGGTATCGAGTATAAAGGTCTGAGCAAAGAGGAAATCATCGCCGCCTTGGAGGGATAGATGGCTAAAACGCTCCTGAATGGCGTCTTCTCTCACTGATTCTGCCCGACAATCGTTTATTGATCTTGCTGTCCAAGCGATCAACGAAACGCTTGATGACCTGTATTACACCGCGAAACTCCCCAAGCCAAAACAGCTTTGTGAAACCACGCTGACGCTCGAAACCGGGAAGCAGGCGTACAAACTGCATTCTCAGCTAATCGATCTTCGCCGTGAATACCTGCTCATCGACGAGACCAATAACCATTTCATTACGGTCCTTGGCGAGAGCGGTTATAACCAGATCATTTTGGGAGACTTGGAGCAGGACGATACGGGCAAACCAAACTGGTGCGCCATTCGTCCGACTGACGGAAGGTTATTTTTCGATCGTGAACCAACCTCTGCCGAAAATGGATTGGTCTACAAATACCGTTTCCTGAAAGACCTCGAAATGACCCTCGCGAACGATATATTCCCGTTCACCGACCCGTGTTTCAGGTCTATGGTTGTCGCCGCGACGGAAATGTGGAAACTACACAGGCACAACGAATTTTCAAAAGAACTCTACGATCATGGGTTATCAAGGGCAATGCGCTTGCTTAACAGGATTTCGGAAAGGACTTCGTGGATGCCGCGACGTTCGACCCCCAACGTAACGGACCCGATGAGTGACGCAAAAATTTCGTGATGAAGGTGCCGAATTACTAAGGTTCGGGGGCGGGATAAATTCTCGATCTTCTGAGGACCAGATTCATCCGTTGGAATGCGCTTCCGGTGAGAATTTCCAGCTAAATCCCGGTAATGGCGAGTTCAAACCACGCCTGCCGTTTGACAAGGTAGGCACGGTTCCTAACGCGGCGGAAATTCGCGGGCTGGTCACGCTACAGAAAACCGATGGCACGGTTACCATGTTGGTACAGGCCGGGACCACCGTTTATAGTTGGGATGGTGCTGACTTTATTTCGGTTGGCACGGTCAATGCGTCTGCCAAGCTGCGCGGCCCGAGGGAAGCGTTCTGGGCGCTCGACGATGTTGTTATTATCACTGACGTCAATCTGGCCGAAGAAATTCATACGTGGGACGGATCGACACTTACAGAAACGACGTTCCTGCAGTCCGATGAAGTTAGTTCCTTTGGTAATTTCCGCGCTCGCTATTGCGTGGTAGAAAACGAACGTGCGTTTTTCGCCAACATCTACGAATCAGGCTCCCCGTTTCCGCACCTGTTGGTATCGTCGAAACGTAGTAATTACCTGATCGTATCCGCGTCCGATCGCCCTGCTTCGGGCTTGGGCGCTGACGCGCCGTGGTTCCTGCCGACACCGCAGTTAAAGCCGATCAACGGCATGGCTTTTGCTTTTGGAGTGCTGGCGTTATCACAACAAAATGGCGCTTTTGAAAAACTGATTGGCTCGACTTCCGAGGACTTCGCGCTGGATAAACTGCATCATGGCTCCGGGTCCGTTGGCTTTGAGTCCGTGGTAGCGACCAGTAACGATATCGTTTACGGATCAGCGGCTCATATTGAATCACTGAAAAGCACCGATAAGTTTGGCGACGTCGAGTTCGACGATATCTCGTTCAAGGTGCGCGATGATATCGAGGACGTTACCAATTGGACCATCGTATACAACGAACGTGTGTTCAAGGTCTATTGCTTTCCGGAAGGCAGAAGCGAAGTCTGGGTATTGCATCTTGATTTTCTGAATACCGAGCTATCGCCGTGGTCCAAGTGGACCACACAAGAATCGTTTTCGTTCAAGCCTACAGCGACCATGACTTGTCGTGATCCTGTTGACAGGCTTGAATACGTTTTCATGGGTGATGCCCTTGGAAACCTCTATAAACTTGAGGGATCAGGGCTTGTTGGTGATGCCGGAACTTCTCAGGTTATCGCCAAGCGAACCTCGAACCTGATTTCTGCCAAGCTGGACGCGAAAGCGTTCAAGATTCACGGCTGGCTACAGCACCGGAAGAATCTCACCAATACTGCCGAACTGAGGTTTTTGTTCGCTGGTGAGAATACCCATGATGTTGTGAAAACCGTTTCCTTGTCACCTGTAATATTTGATACAGTTTATGCAGGCGACGTCTTTTACGCAGGTGATTATCATTACGGAGCATTCCAAGAAAACCGACTCGTCAGAAGAATCTTCGCTACCTCTGGTTCATCGAATCAGTTCCAAGTTGAGGTTAAAGTCGAGGGAAATAACGACTTCGCCCTCACTGAAATCGGTCTCAGATTCGATCAAGCGGGATAGTGACGTCCTTTTAAGGCGTCATCCGAAGATCAGGCAGACGCAGGATTCAGATATGCGCTGGCTATGGGCTGCGTATCGTTCCGGTATGTGGCGTGAAATCTTTGATTCCGGGCTGTCACAGATGGCTTTCATAGAGCGCATCATGGACTTTATTGGTGCTGCGGAAATGGACTGGATCATCGATGCCAAGGGTCAC